TAACTCTCTGAATAACTTATTAATACCCTTTTCAGTCTTTATCTTAGATTCGGTTAAAGACTTTCGATGCTGATTTATATCTTTTTCTAATCCTTTAATTCCTTCCTTATAATTCTCTTCAACTGTCTTTAATTTCTCTTCTACTAACTCTTCTACTAACTCTTCACTTTGTGCTAGTCTATCTTCAGTCTTTAATTCAGTCTCTGCAAAGAATTTCTTATATTCTGGCAGTTCTTTCTCTACTAAAGTCTTAACTTTATTACCAATACCCTTTACATCTTCTTTAATACCAGAAAGGTTTTCTTCATTGATACCTTTAAGGTTATTTTCAATATTAGAAACCTCTTCTTTAATATCAGTTCCTAAGGTATCAAATACTCCTGTTACTTCTTCTTTGAACTCACCAAACCTAACATCTACTCTTGTTTCAGAGTCTATAATTAATTTCTTATATGCAGGGACTTCCTCACCAAGAAACTCAGTTACTTTTGTTGATAATGTCTCAAATTCTTCCTTTACTTCAAATAAAGTATTGGAATTAACAGTTTTTACTTTATCCTGAACATTTCTTATGGATTCTTCTACAAATAGAAGATGAGCCATCATGGCATCATCAAGATCCTTTCTACCAATTACATCTTGTATACTCTCTCTTATTTCTTCTACTGTGGTTGATAAAGACTCTATCTTTCCAACATTTGCTTTGAAGTTATCAAAGGTCTCTGTAAAGTCAGAAAGTGACTGTAAGTTATTTAAATTGCTCTTAAAAGAATCAAAAGCTTCCGAAATTCGCTCTACCTTTTCAGGTTTAGCATTCTTCAACTCTTCTTTTACATCATCGAAAGAAGAATTAGGATTTTTATCGTAAAATTCCGATGGCTTTTTAAGTGGCACGTATTTCTACTCCATCTACAAGTATATTTATTCAGTCTTTTTTCGGGGTTTCTCCCTTTATCAGTTTTGCCAGATCTGCGGTAGATCCAACAAAAAGTGCATTATTGACTGTGGATGGTCCTTTTGCTACTGCTTCTTCATTAACATCCTTCAATTTTTTCTGAAGATCCATTAATTTGTCAGTCGCATCAGAGACACTTTTAATAAGTTGACCAGCAACTTCATATGCTCTTGCTTGTTCAGTTTCCTGGGCAAGTTCAAGAATACCGTTAATTGCTTCTTGTCCTTTCTCTATTATACTATAAAGATTGCCTCTTGTATATTCATAATCCTTTGTTACATCATCCTGAGTAAGTCTAGCAGGTTTTTCCTTTTCTGTCTTTTGAATTGCAACTTCTTCTTCCACTACCTCAGGAGTAATGTTAAAAGTTTTATCTAATTTGTTATATTCTTTCGTCATGGACATTATAACCAACTTTCGGTTGATCCATCAAACCCGAAGTCATCTCCTTCTTCAATAAGAACGTTATCAGCAGCAGTAATAGACTTAACTTCAGCACCTTTCAAATGAGAAGCAGCAACAGTTTCATCTTGTCCTCTTTCAACAGTTATACTATTTCCATCGATTGCTTTAACATATAATTCCTCATCTCCAATATTGATATAGAGTTTAGTGGATGCTGATATAGCAGGAATCTTACTTCCATCAGTAACAGGAATTACAACATCTCCTAGACCAATGTTTTCTGTAATATTGGTAAGAACTGCTCCTGTATAGTTCTTGGTTGCTCTTGGAGTAACTGTGTAAGAAATATCTCTTGCAACACTCTTGGAATCGCCAGAAATATATGTAGTCTTGACCCTCTTGATGATATCCTTGGTAGCAGAAGTAACAGGACCAAATAGGTATGTTTTTGCAGTGAATCTTAATGTATAAAGAAGAACTCTTCTTGAAGTGAAATCTCCTTCATAATCATCCTGCATTGTAATATTTTCTAAAACAATAGGAATATCTCTCTTCTCTTTAATTGATTCAACCAAAGTAACTGTAACGTTATATGCTGGTTGGAAATAAGGTATTATCTGTTCTACTATCTGTAATGCATCATCATTTAACTTACACATAATTGCAAGTTCAAATTGCATATTATATGGGACGGGCATATATGTTTTCTTAGATTCACTTCCAGTATCTGGATCTTTTACTGTATATTGCTGTGTAGTGGTAACTTTTCTACTAGGATCATATGTAAGACCAGTAAACTCAAATGACATCCTTGGTAGAGTAATGGCAGTACTCTTATTCAAGTCGGGTGATTGCTCTAATCTAGCCAAAAACTTTTGAGTAGGTCCATATGCCAAAGGAACCTTTATAGTAGAATCTGTTTGCTTGACAGTAATGCCATTAAACAAAGTACCAAAAGATATAATGGTCCTCCTCAGAATTTCGTTATAAAAATACTCAAACATGGTTATAATCCTCGTAACTTATATTTAGGGAGTACCAAATGGGTTCTGTTCAGAGAAGTCTAAAATCTTATCTGCTTCAGTTTCAATATTAAAGTTATCTGCATATCCATCGTCAGTAGGTTCTTCATCTACTATCCTCAATGCATGAGATGCTAATGAGGTTTGACCAACAATATTTTCTCCTATAACAAATGTCCCACCAATAGAAGCAACTTCTAATACGTTAGTAGTAGAGTTCCAAGATCGGACTCTACCTGTTGCATTGCTTGTAGCACCCTTAACTTGCTCATTAAAGATGTAACTACCAGTAGAATTCATTGATGGATCAGATATTGTTATTGTTGGAGCAACTGTATATCCTGCACCAGCATTAGTGATGTTAATAGAAGTAATTGTTCCACCAGCACTTATATTAGCAACAGCAGTAGCAGTTGTTCCTACTCCAATTGGACCAGAGAAGGTTACACTAGGAGCAGTTGTAAATCCACTACCAGTTGCAGTAAGAGTAACAATACCAACTGTTCCATCACCTATGAAGGCAGTTCCAGCAGCACCAGTTCCTTCACCACCAGTAACTTGAATTAGAGGTGCCACAGTATATCCAGAACCTGGATTTACTAAGTCTATATTCTGAACAGATCGTGCCCTACCATTAACGTTCTTATTACACGCTACAATGCCTCCAATCATCCTTACAGTGGCAATACCCGTTACGCCGCTTGTAGGGGCAGAGGAGAACCCCACAGAGGGACTATTGATGTATCCACCACCTCTATTGGTTATATCAATATATCTGATAGCACCAGAGGTTATTATTCCAGTATATGCACCAGCAGTTACACCCAAACCAACCAACGTAAGTGTCTGAGTTGGTCCAAGTATTGTTGGGATACCGTCTTCTGTATCTCCATCCAAATTATCTCCGACTAATTCATTATCAATCTCATCAACACCTGTATCGATGATTTCGTCTTCGTAACGGAAGAGTTCACATCTTAATTCATAAACATAATTCTTTTGTAATTGGTAGAATGGTTTCTCATGCTCTACATACTTGATCTCAAATAACCTATCTCCCAATGGAAAATAAACTAGATCTCCTTCCTTGGGTCTAGTTGTTAGTTTTACATCTGCCTCATTCTTCATCAAGGGTGAGATGTAATTCTCAAATCTTTCTCGTGATATTGTAAGTGTTATCTCATTTGTCTGTTCAATACCAAACTTGGATAATAGAGTTGGATTATCTCCATATCCATCAAAAGTATCAACATATGCCTCAATAGGATATGCATCATCAAACCTAGATGCTACTACTTCTCTTATTACCTTATTCTCTGTTACATACTTGCGAGGTAGATAATGTACCTCAACACCATACATCCTCAACTGTTCGTTGATTAAATCTTGAACTAAACTTTGTTCAGAACGAGCACCTTGCTGAAAGAAAGGGTTAAGTACCATTATACTAACCTATCATATCCAATGGTGGCATTTCATACATATTGGACATCTGTTCTCGGATGATTTCAAGATCTTTCTCTCCATCATCATAAATTTGCCGTCCATTTAATTCAATACCGCCAGGAAGTTTAACTCCTTGAAATTTAAGTAGATTTTGCCCCCACTGCCTCTTCATAAGAGCAGTTGTATACTTCTTAAGGAATGAATCATTCCATACTCTAGGATACTCTGCTGGATTTAATATTCTAAAACAATCAAAAACTAACCAATCTCCCTTAACAACACTACCCCAATCAATATCAATATAAACTCTATCTGCTCTCTGGTTAAATCTTATTTGCTTTTCTGTTGTCAATAAAAAATTAAGTTCTTCTAGGTAAGTCCTAGTCATTGCATAACTTAAAAGACCACTATACCCTAAATTAAATGCAACATCATTTAAGAATAACTGATACTTAACACTAAACATGTTATTAGTAACAGTATTGGATCCATCAAAATGAAAAAGTTTAGTTACACCAATAACTTCTGGTGGTATCTGTAAGAAATTTCCATTCTCATAGAAATTGAAAGATGTGGTTACACCAGCAATCTTTGTTTCTGTTGTTGTAGTACTAATACCTGATTTTGTATTTCCTGCCCCCTCTTCCATTGTTGCCGTTCCTCTATCAATATCAGCCTGAGTGATTTGATATTTGAGATAGACTTGTGAAACACCATCAAAATGCCTTTCATTAAAGAATTGAATAGCATCATCAACGATGTCCTCAACTTGCTCATCGGCAATATTGATTTCCAGCACTGGAGCACCCAGTTGCCGTTTACAATAATCTATAAATTCTCCTCTGGTTCCTGGTTGTGCCATTTAGACTAGTACCCCGTCATTATATTTATAGTGCAGAAGATATACCTGCATAAACAAGTATATTTCCATTTATAATATTATAAGTTGTTTGTCCAAGACCAGGACTAATCAACACATTATACAGGTATCTTCCCTGAGGAATAGTGTTAGTATTTGTAGAGTTGAGTGTTAATGTAATAGAACCTGTCGATATACCAGCAGTAAAGGTTGCAGTTGGAACTGTCGTGGCAGCAACACCTACACTCTTTTGTAATTGAGCAGAAGCAGACCAAGCAGTCGTAAATCCATATGCAGCATTATCAGTTCCAACAACAGTAAATGTTGCATCAAAATTAGAACCACCATAAATGGTCAAATTAGATGATACAGGAACTCCTGCAGTGGGATCAAATGTAATCTTTTTAGTTGCCATTGACTAACTCTTTAAGTAGGAATTTAATCTCATTTATTTCAGTTTTTAAATTAGCAAGATCTTCTTCAATAGTTATAACTTTCTTAGTTTTTGCAGTTTTAACTTTTCGACTTGCTACATACTTTTCATAATCTAAATTATTCACATTAATCAAAGATCCCGTATTGGGATCTCTTGCCAAATCACTTTGGTCTTTCACTTTGTTCAAATTCATAGTTATGCTAATGCAAGTACTCTAAGATCTTTCATTCTAGGAACGTAAGATTGATTCTTAGATGTCATAACGATCTTAATTCTATAAGATCTGAATGAAGGTAAGTTATCCATAGTAAATGTATAATCCTTATATTCAATGTCTTGTGGAGCAAATCCATAAGAATTTGACTTAACAACTAATGAATCAGATAATCCATTATTATTCTTAGGTGCTATCACTTGACCTTGATTATTAAGGTTTTTATATCCAGGGAAAGGAGTAAATATAGGTTTGAATCCTTGCTTATCACTAACCGCATAGAATGCTCTGATTTCAGCATCAAGATGAATATGAGCACCTAATATAATTTTAATAGATGTAGCAGGATTTTCTAAGTTAAGTTCCTTAGACAAGTACTGACATGCTGTAGGATCATCTGTAAGAGAATTTACTCTTGGATCAGTAATATAATCACCAATAACATCATTAACTCTATTTGAAGTAAGTATAGTGCTTACTCTCTGACTATCAATTACAGGACTTACTCTACTATCTGTAGTATTAAGGAACAATCTCATATTCATAGATTTTGAACCAGGAAGAGTTGCTAATTTAGACTCTTCATTAATCTTAGAAGCAATTAATCTAGGTGAAGTCATATAATTTGATTCATTGATTGCAATTGCTTCATATCCCGCATCAAGATAAGGGATTTCATTTCCACTTATACTCTTACCAGTAGTAGTTCTAACTTCACCACTAATAGCAGTTCCTTTAACAGTTAGATTCTGAACAACAGGAGTAATAATTTCAAATGGCATATTCTGAGTTGCTCTTATATCATATCCACCGCTAGACTTAGTTTGACCTACGAATAACTGAGGGAATCCAACATCATTACTTCTATCATCATTATTGACATTAAACTTCTCTGACATATCAACTTTAATATTGTAAGAATCAAAAGTGATAGGATCTGATTTAGTTACATCAGATAGATCATGAGTTTTGTTGATCCTCTTCAAGTTAACATCAGATAATTCATACTTGTAAACTGGTGTTCCAACTGGATATGATACAGGATTTGATCCCCGTGTAATATTACCACCAATTATGTTACCAGAAACAGAAGTGTATTCGATAATTTCTTCACCAATACGAAGGAATCCAGTATTAGTAGTTCCTACACCAACATTTTCAAATGTCCCGAAATCTTCTGCTTTAACAACAGAGAGTGGAGATGTTGATGTTGCATCATAAGCAGTGCTTAATTTAGTAGGTTTAATATCAGATTGAACACCTGAAAGTTGAACCTTATTATCACTGAAATACATACCATGATTCTTATGATTTACCTTGATATGTAATCCATCATTATCTTTGATGATCGAAGAGATTTGAACATCTCCTCCATTACCACTATTCAATTCTCTAACAACCGCATTACTATCAACAAACATTACAGTATTTGCAGCACCTACAACAAAGTTACCTTGAACTTCATTCAGAATAAGTTCTGATGTAGCACCAATAGATGTAATTGTTAGTCTTGCATTTCTACCAACAGCAGTAAGTCCAAGAGTTGTAAATCCAACTACGTCACCAATCTGATAACCAGATCCACCGCTAGTAATTGTTGCTCCACTAGCAACTATAGAACCACTATTAATAGTAATAGAACCTACTGCTCCTCTACCATTACCTGTTATAGTAACTAGATTAACACCAGCATAAGTTGCTTGACCACTACCAGGAGTATATCCAATACCAGCATCAGTAATTGTTGCTCCAGCAGCAGTTCCTGCAGTTCCTACCAAATTACCAGTTGCCTGAGTTGCCATCTGAGAAACAGTATTACCCAATTCAAGATTACCATCAAATACAGTAGTACCTAATCCAACTCTTACTTCTTTAGAGTGCAAACTCAATGAGTTTGGCATCAAGATTGGAATTTGATTATTTCCTTTTGTAAGTTCTGGGTTGTAAAATTCAACAGTTCCTGATTCAATAAAGTCTGCTCTATAAAGAGTGAACTTAAGATCTTCCCATTGACTTGCTTCCCATGTAGAAGCATTCTGAGATTTGAATAGGGAACCAAGATATGGCTGATTAGAAATAAAGGTATTAGTAATCAGATCTTCTTCACCAATACGAGAAATATAAACACTATACTTTGTAGAGTTAGATGCTAAACAAATTGCATACTCTCCACCATCTTCGCAATAAACTGGGGACTTAAATTCCACCGTAGTAGCAACGGAACCATCACCAGAAATATTAACCTGATCAGGATTTAAAACAATTTCTGAGAAAGGTAGAACCTTTTGGGTTGGGAATCCTCCCTGCATTGATCTTAACTGGAAGACCACAGGAATATCCATATCATCCTTGGTACGGAAGAATATATCACACTTAGTAAGGAATACGCCAGTTGCTTCTTCAACTAAGAAAGATTGTGCAAGTGGGTCAAACCAACCTATATCTCTTTCCTCCAATGGACCTGCTACAGTAGAAGTAGAAACTATTTCTGATCCGAGTGATCTATTAACATTACGTGCCTGGAACTCTTGCTTCTGCTCAACCCTAGCATTTCTAACCGAAATAATAGATTCTTGAACAGTTTCTAATGCTCCAGCAGCAGTATAGGACTCTTCTGCAATAGTAGATGCTTCATTATGATTATTATCTTTATCACTAACCAATGTAAAGACACTACTACCAGTTTCAAATCTTGGGAAGTTAACTCCACTTGGATTTGGAATAAAGTAACTACCTGCACAGAATGCAGAAAGATCAGCAATTAATCTAACATTAGTAATTTTTGCTTGTGCTCCACTGGATTTTCCAGTAAGAAGCATTCCAGTTTCTACCCACCCATAAAACTCTCCTTGTGTTTCATTCTGAAGAGAATATGTATCAATATTCAATGTAGTTGATGTAGATGTATAAGTTGCAGGAATTGCTTTTTGTGTATACGGACTGGAATTATAAGTTACAGAAGGTGCATTATACTGTCCTTCCTTATGGTTGGATTGAGCAGCCCTAAATGTTATGCTTGGTCTCATGCTGCTGAAGTTATCACCACCAAGTCCTGTTCCTTGAACATTACCTATAACAGTTTCACCAACCTGGAATGCACCAGAACTCATTTCTATTTCTAGAAGTTTTGGAACACAATACTTAGTTACATCTTCACCATCAAAGAATGCATAAAGTTGTGTTATTGGCTTCATTCTCTTAGAAACAAATTCAACGTTTCTAGATCTCATGTAAGGAATAATATCTCTATTAAGAACCTTATCTCCCTGAGATTGTCTATCAAATACTTCACTAACAATCGTTCTAACGCCCTGTCTGGACTCTACACCCCTCTGAACTGTTTCTCTTATTTCTTCCCTCGTAGTTGTAGTTCTACGCTGCTGAATCCATCTGGCTGGGTTTGTAGAAGGATCTCCATTTGGCCATCCACCTCTACTAAATCTTGCACCCCAATCACCACCAGTTTGTGTCTCCCTAGTTGTATCTACTACATCTATACCAGTCCAATTAGTCTGCCATGCATTCCATAGAACAGGTGCAAATCCAGTTTGAGGATCTGTTCCAAAGTTTCTACTTGCAGCAGCCATAGTTTCAGCATAGTTACCTTCTGTCTGAATAACTTTTGCTTCTAATCTAACAGTATCTACCCAGTTGTCACTAGCAGGTGTCAATTCTAATGTTCCTTGCCAGAAACTAATAAGGAAAGGAGTTACACTTTCAGTTCTTGTTGCAAAACTCTGCTTTAACCATTCAACATCTGCATAGTCAAGAGTTATAGTATCATTATTCTTTCTTACATTAATACCTTCAACTGAACTAAATGCCAAATCTGCAGTAGGATCAACATCAGTAACAGGTCCAAAGATTAAATCTACTGAATTAGTATAATGCTTTGGTCTAGCTTCCTTAAATGCCCTATCAATACTATTCTTGATACCAAGTCTGTCTTCTTGTGGTAAGAATGAGTCGAAATTATCAACAAAGAATCCTGACTTGAATCTATTCAAACCATCTGCATCAGAAACAAATAAGTTAGCAGTATTAGTCTCTAATAATGTTAATGCAGTATAATATTCTAAATTCTTAATTCTATTCTCAAGATTCTTAATGTCAACCATCTGGAATCTCTTATATTCATGGAAGCGAATATCTGCTTGCTCAGGATTATAGAGGTATGGTGGTAGATTTATTGTTGCAATTTCAATAGCAGCATCTACATTACCTGGTTTGTCTGGT